GTGGTCAATTTGATAGAACTGGAATTCCCGTCCATATTTGAGCAGGCGAAACGATGAGTGCCGTTTCAATCCGAGCAGCCCTCGAAACCGCATTAAATGGTATGAGTCCAGCCATAGCTACCGCGTGGGAAAACGTGCCTTTTACAACGCCGGCTGAATCAGTCCCGTATCAAGTGGTGCATTTGCTGTTGGCAGAACCTGATAACTCTGTCTACGGGGCAGAGCATAGGGAACTGGGGTATATGCAGATTCGGCTGCTCTACCCGTTGAACGCTGGGAGCGCGGCAGCTTTAACCAGGGCCGAACTGATCAGGGATTTATTCCCCAGAGGGGCCACATTTCAGAGCGGGGGTATTTCGGTTATAATCATGCGGACACCGGAGATTCTGCCGGCTGCTGTTGAGGACGGGCGATTTGTAGTCATCGTCCGAGTGCGTTTCTACGCGAATATTTTCCATTAGAGGGCAATTTTATGCCGACGATCGCATCTGGCATTCTTAAGATAAGCAGTTTCAAAAAGCAGTCTGGTATCGGCGTTCCATCTACGGGTTCGGGCGGCAAAGAAGCCCGCCGAGTTACGTCCGTTTTCAGCGCACCGCGTGAAATGTATGAAAGTGCTGAAATCCAATCTCATCACCAGAGCACTGGCTCTGCTTATGGCTTGTCCAGAGCTGAAGGCACGATCAACGGCGAACTGTCGGCGGCGACCTATGCTGACCTGATGGGTTCGATTGTTGAAAAGACTTTCGCAACTGGCGTAAACAGCACTGCTTTAACGCTGACGTATGGCGGCACAGCTGGGGCATGGACTGTAGCTCGCGCTACTGGTTCATTCCTTACTGACGGTTTCAAAATTGGTGATGTGATCCGTGCATCTGGCGGCAGTGTTACCGCAAACAATACTCGAAATTTCCTGATCAGCAACGTGGTGGCGCTTACCATTACCTTTTTGGCATTAGATGAAGCGACTGTTACGGCTGGCAGCTCAACCACCACCACGCTTACCGTCACCGGGAAAAAGACCTTTGCTCCAACGACCGGCCACACGAAAGATTATTACACTTTTGAGGAATTCTATTCCGACCTGACCCGCAGCGAGACGTTCGCAGATTGCAAAATTGCATCTGTCGCAATATCACTTCCGGCAACTGGTAATGCAACCGTAGCACTGAGCTTGATTGGCTTGTCGCGTACACTGGGCAACGCTCAAGTGTTGACGACCCCAACACGCACCACGACTCCGATCATGTCGGCAATTAATGGCGTGATTTTGATTAACGGCGCGGTTCAGACCGTTGCAACCGGCATCAATTTCACGATTGAAAACGGCGCAGCAAACGCAGGCGCAGTCATCGGCAGCAATTTCGGCCAAGATGTAACAACTGGCCGCATCCGCGTATCTGGCACATTTACTGCGCAGTTTGATGCAGTGACGTTGCAGACCTTGTTCAACAACGAAACCAATACGAGCATCACGGTCGCGCTCACTGGTGACAATACCGGCTCTGCTTCGTTCCTGGCATTCACTATGCCGCGAGTGAAGATCGGCAGCGATACACCAGACGACGGCGAGCAGGCCATCATGCGGTCGTATTCATTCACTGCTGAGTACAACGCGGCAGGCGGTACTGGTATCGCAACCGAACAGACCATCATTTCCATTCAGGACTCTGACGCCTGATAACCCTGCACCGGCTCGGCAGTCTGTTACTCGTCGCGGGGTGGCAGGCTGTCGGGTACGGGCCAACCCCGCGAGGATGTACCGATGTTTACGATTGAAGATCTTGATGCTGTAAAGGCTTGCTCTACACCTTTCGAAATTGAATACCGTTTCGGCAACGGGAAAGGCTCTGGCGTTTTCTTTCACGTTCTTGGCGACGAGGCCGAACCAGTAGCGGTTGAGACTGCCGCACTAATGGCAGCAGAACGCGTGCGCGCCGAAGCTGGCGACGGCTACAAAATGGACGCCGCGAAACTCGGAAAGCACATGGCTGCGATCCGAATCTGCGGATGGCGTGGCATCAAAGAAGAATACAGCCGTGAAGGCGCAATCAAGCTGTGCATGAATAACGTGGCGATTGCCGACCAGGTGATGTCTGCCTCAAAGAATATGGGAAATTTTATCAAAGCCTGACGGCTGATTTGATCCGTTGGGCTGCATCGGAACATGTGCTGAGTGAAAAGCAGGACGACGGCCATTCGCTTCGGGTGCATCTGGAGGCAATAGAGCGTAAGCAGAAAATGCCGCACGCTCTTATGTCGGGCCGTAAACCGCTGATGCAGAAGGCGCGTTACCTGTGGCACTGGTGGCTGGAAATGAGATTGAACGCCGGCAGCGACTCAGTAACTGCTGCAACCATGCAGGATTGGCAGTGGCTTACCGGCAACAGGTTGAACATGTACGAGCGGCGGATTATCGCCACGCTAGAAGCACACTGGAGACGCGGCTTTGACCGAAGCAACACTGAAAATTAAAGTCGACGCGTCCGAAGTTGATAAAAGCGCACGCTCACTTGACGCGCTTGCTACTTCAGGCTCGAAAGCTGAAACGGCAAGCAATAAAGTCGCCGAATCCACAACCCGCGTTTCTGATGCCGCCAAAACTGCGTATACCGCAATTACCGCGCTTGCCGGTTCAATGGTGGTCTCGCAGGTGGTCGCGTATGCCGACGAATGGCAGAACGCTGAGAACCGGCTGAAACTGGTTACAACGTCCTCACAAGAATTATCTCGCGTACAGGGTGAATTGCTAGGTTTAGCAAATAACACTCGCGCAAGCTTTTCCTCCACTGCCGAACTGTATACAACCCTTACTCGCTCAACCACGGCGCTCGGACTGTCCACCGAGGAATTGCTCGGCATTACGAAAACCATTAACCAAACTTTTCAAGTATCTGGCGCAACGACCGAATCCTATAACAATGCAATACGCCAGCTTGGGCAGGGTCTCGCTGCTGGAGCATTGCGTGGCGACGAATTCAACTCAGTAGCAGAACAAGCGCCAGGGATCATGGATGCTCTTGCAGCCTCTCTGAATATGACCCGTGGCGAGCTGAGAGAGTTTGCAGCTACTGGTGGAATATCGGCTGAGATTCTGGTCACGGCCTTGCAAAAGTACGCAAGCACCGCAGAAGGCATGGCAGCAAAATCTACCCGCACGTTCGGCCAGTCGCTGACGGAAGCGAGGAACAACGCGTTGGAATTCGTTGGCAGCAGCGATGCAGTGAAAACCAGTGTTGGTGCTGCTGGGACGGCATTAGTAACGCTGTCGGAAAATTTTGAAACCGTTGGCAGCGTTGCAGGTATTGCCGCGCTGGCGTATACCGCGAAATTTATCCCGTCGATGGTAGCTACAGTTACCGCAACTGAAACTCTCACCACCGCAGCCACAGCGTTGCGCACTGCGATGACATTACTGGCCGGCCCCGTTGGTATCGTGGCCGCTGCTGGAGTCGCGCTGCTCGCATTGGTGAAACATCAAGAAGCAACGGCAGACGCAGCATGGGCGCAGGCTGGCGCATTTGACGAAGTTCGGGCTAAGCTGGGTAGCCTTACGCAACAGGAGCTTGCTCAGAACATTCTGAAAACAAGCGAACAGATTCAGAAAACAAAGGAAAACATTGCCGAGCAAGAACGGCTTATTACAATTTACGGCGAGAACAGCGATGGCGCACGGGCGTCAAAAGAGGAAATCGGGCGGCTCTCGGTTGAGCTGACTGCACACACCAGCAACCAAGCATCGTTACGCGGCCAGCTTGATCGCGTGAAAGAAGGCTTTGTTGCTACCACCACAGCAACCGAAGAAACGCACGAAGCAACGAAAGAAGCCAACGTTGAACTGCTGAAGATGGTTTCGGCCTACGAAAACAGCATCAAATCAGTCAACCTGTCTACCCGCGAAAAGGCGCTGTTTAAAGCCGAAACGGAAGCACTATCGAAAGGCGCTTTGCCTGAAGAAATTGAGAAGATAAAAGAGCTTGCTGGTGAGCTTTACGACCTTGAACTGGCGGCAGATAGTGCCGCAAAAGCACAGAAGAAAGCGGCAGAAGATGCTGCGAAAGATTGGGACAACCTTGTCAAAGAGCTGGAAACGCTTGGCGAAAAGCAGGTGCGCGATCAGGAAAAGGCTGCTGAAGATTCAGCGAAGGCGCAAGAAAAGGCAGCAGAAGATATTGCCGAAGCGAATAAAGCAGCGGCAGAACGCGCTGCGGAAGAGTGGATGAATTTTAGGAATGAGCTGTCGGATATTTTCAAAGACACACTGTTCGATGGCGATGGTAACTTTTTTCAGAAGATCGGGGATGCCTTCAAAGACTTGCTCAAGCAGATAGCGGCAGACCTACTCGCCAGCGGGATCATGCAGCTGTTAACTGGTCAGGGTGGGTTTTCGCTGGGTGGTACGTTGTCCGGCGGCGGTATCGCTGGGCAGATCACGCAAGCGGCAATCGGCAAGTTTGCTCCATCGCTGCTTGGTGGCGGCGCTGCTGCTGGTGGTAGTGCTGCGTTGGCAGGTGGTGCTGCGTTGGCCCCAGGCGCTGGTGTTCTCGCAATGGGCAATGGCGGACTGGCTCTTGCTGGTGGCGGCGCTGGAGGTGGCGGCATTGGCGCTGCTGTTGCTGGCGGGCTGAAAGCTGTAGGTACTGGCGCGTCCAACCTCATCGCAGCAATTCCCGGTTGGGGCTGGGCGCTCGGCGCTGCCGCTCTGGCAATAAACCAACTCGACAAATCCACGCCATCGCACAACGCTGGGATGCTGATTCACGACGTACCAGGCGCAAAGGCAGATCAGAAATTTGACGTACCCGCGTTTGCTTCCGGCTTTGATCCTGTGGGGTTTGCCCGCCGGGAGAATCAGGCGGCGGCAACTCAGGTTATTGACGTATTCCGCCAAGATGACGCCGTATTAACCGAGCTTGCCAAGAATGCGGGTTATTCGGTCAATTTCAACGCCTCGACTTTCCGCCCTATCGGCATGAGCGAAACCGGCAAAGGCGACGGCGTGTTTCTTGGCAGCGCACGCGAGGATGGTGGCGGATCTGGCGCAACCATCGCAAGCCAGCGCGATGCCTACGTGGCTGCGTTTGTGCAAGGGCTATCCGGCCAGATCGGCAGCGCCGCAACCTCTGAAATTCTGGCCGCCGGCTCCGCTGATGCCATGATTAACCGCGCCGCCGAACTGGTCGCAGGCAAAACCAACGGCAGCCACGCCAACGGCCTCGATTACGTGCCGTTCGACGGCTACCGCGCTACACTGCACCAAGGCGAACGCGTCCAGACCGCCGCACAGGCTCGCAGCGACGATACCGTCATGACCCGGCTGTTGGGCGTCATGGAATCCATGCGCAGCGAGCTGGCGGTCACAGCAGCAGCCACGAAACGTACAGCCGACCTCTTGCGCCGCGTGACCCGCGACGGCGACTCACTGATTACCGAGGCCGCGTAACATGCAAGTGATACCACCAATTGAAATTACCGCCGCAATGCTCACCAGCAGCACGGTGCAGGAAACTGTTGCCGCGACGTACTCCGGAGGGACTACATATGCGCTCGGCGCTCTGGTAGGACTGGCTCCGGTACATGGGCAGGCGCAGGTTATCTGGCGCAGTTTGCAGAACGGCAACACCGGCCACGCGCTGGCAGAGGGTGTTTGGTGGACGGGTGCAGGATCTGTTTACCCGGCTTATAGCGGATCGCATAATTATTCGATTGATGAATATGTCCAGGACAACACAAACCATTTGATATACCAGTCTTTGGTGGGGTCTAACAACGGCCACGCGCTGACTGACACGACGAAATGGCAATTGATCGGCCCCACGAACAAATGGGCGATGCTTGACTATGCGCGCAGCACCAGGACATCGGTTCCGCTGACCATGACCGTTGTAATTACCCCCGGCGAACGAATCAACTCTCTGGCTCTGGTCGGCATTCGCGCGAATTCCTACACCATCGGAATCACCAGCGTTACAGGTGGCGGCACGGTCTACAGCGCATCCGGCAGCCTGAATACCCGCGAAACGCTGACGTGGTACGAATACTTTTTCGGTGAATTCAGCACGCAGGAATCGCTAGCATTTTTTGACATCCCGCCTTATTCAGACTGCATCATAACTGTCACCCTATCAGCAACCAGCGGAAACGCTGAATGTGGGGCTTGCGTTGTCGGAACCTATGTATACATCGGGGAAACGCAATACAGCGCGGTGTCTGACGTGTTGAATTTTTCTTCAATCACCCGCGACGAGGCCGGAACCGCGACATTGACGCCACGACGTAACGTGCCGAAAACTTCGCAGCAGGTGTGGTGTGATAAAATCCTAGTGAATAAAGTTCGCCAGTTACGCGACGATTTGAATGCAACCCCGGCGATCTGGTACGGCATAGACGATTCCAGCGATGGCTGGTTCGAGTCGCTGCAAATTCTGGGCATATACAAGGAATTCACGATAAACGTGGCACTGCCGGAAAAGGCGGTAATAACTCTGACGCTTGAGGAAATCTAATGACGACGATTACGCAGAGCATTTCATCGCTGGGCAGTGTTCCGACTACGGCAGATCCGGCGACGTTCGATTCGCGCGCTGATACATTTCTTGGCACTGCACTGCCGACTTTGAGAACCGAGATCAATACCTGGGCAGGGCAGGCGAACACGGTGGCAACCGAAGTATCAGCATCCGCTACATCTGTTGCTGGCCATGCTGCTGAAGCACTGGCCAATAGTAACTTTGTGGGCGAGTGGTCGCTGCTGACCGGCGCAAAGACTGTGCCCCTGTGCGTATCGCATGAAGGCAGTCTATGGATTCTGCTCTCCAACATCGCAGACGTCACCGCCAAAGAACCTGGCGTTGCCGCCGAGTGGGCCGCAGTCGAACAGTCCACGATTGAAGCGCGCACAAGCAATACCGCGCTGCTTGTGTCCGACAAGGGCAAGATTATCGAGTTCACCGGCAGTAGCACATACTCGCAGACGTTCGGCCCCGCCGCAGACCTCGGCAACGGCTGGGATGTGTGGCTGCTTGACTCCGGAACTGGCGTCATTACGCTAGACCCGAACAGCACAGAGCAGATCGACAGCGCGACTACCAAGCGCATGCCGAAAGAAACTCTGTTGTATGTGCGCTGTAATGGTTCTTCGTTCCGCACCATCTCGCTGGCAATGCCAGTGGCGGAAAGCCGCATAGAGCTATCAGGCGCAAACGGAGTCGGTAGCACCAACATCGCTATCCGGAAATTCAACACGCAGCGAATCAACACCGGCACCGCTATGACATACGCGTCAAGCGCGACTAACGGCGATTCGATCACAATCAATGAGCCGGGGATGTACTGGTTTCGCTATGTCGATTTCAACTCAACCGGCAGCCACATTGTGGGCATCAGCAAAAACAGCAACCAGTTGACAACTAGTATCGCCAGCATCACCGCGTCACACATTCTAGCCATCGGATATGCGCAGTATGATAACGTAAATGCCGTTGCAGATGGCATGGCACGCCTTGCTGCAGGCGACGTATTGCGAGCGCATGGTGATAATGCTGGTGATGGTACAACTTACACAATGTTTTCAGTAACCCGGGTTGCCCCATGAGGACGCTGTTCAAGCCGCGATCCATAAGCGCGAGCCTTTGCCGACTGAATCTGAATTTCACGCAGACCACGCGCACGCTTAGCCCGCTGATTACATTCTCCCGCGCCTCGTCTGCAACGTATTTCGATTCTGCTGGCGTATTGCAGACCGCCGGCAGTGGAGTGGCAAGAGCGCATGCGTTTCAGGACTACAACCCTTCGACGCTGGCTCCGCTGGGGTTTTTGATCGAGGAGCAGCGGACGAACTTAATCAGATACTCAGAACAGCTAGACAATGCGGCGTGGAACACTGTTGCTGCGACTATTTCTGCAAATGCAGCAACAGCCCCTACTGGAACAACCATTGCGGACAAATTGATTGAAAATAGCGCAACCGCAACACATTACACAGAGACACCGGATTATGTTTTTGTGCTATCAACAGTTTATACGTTTACTTGTTTCGCAAAAGCCGGAGAACGGAGTCGGATTTTTTTTAATTTCCCGACTACTTTCACAAATAGGATTGCTGTATTTGACGTTTCAAATGGGACTGTTGTAAGTGCGGGTGGCATGACTTGCAGCATTGAAGCTATCAACAATGGATGGTATCGCTGCCGGATGACATCAACCGCTGACCTTGGCGGGGGTGGGGCGCGTGTAGGTGCTGCGTTGGTAAACACCGGCACCAATACCAATTATGCAGGCGACGGCATTTCAGGCATTTTGCTTTTCGGCGCGCAGCTTGAGATTGGAGCGTTTGCAACATCCTATATATCCACTACATCCGCAGCAGCAACCCGCCTCGCTGATTCTGCTTCAATTACGGGGGGGAATTTTTCGGGGTGGTATAACCAGGCGGAGGGG